TCAGCCGCGCCCCAGGAACCTGGCCCGTCGAACACTGCGCCGCAGAGGCAAACCGTACCCGATTAAGCAAAACTGGTCCAGCGCAAACAGGACTACCGATTCCAGCTTCGCGCCTGAAGCAAGCTGCTCTTCTCTCTGCCATGGGGCCGTGTAGTCGCCGATACCCACCAGGTGACTGCTCTGCGATGGCGGAAAGCCATACCGCGCCGGCAATTGTATCGATTGTGTGGCCTTGTCCATGTTGCGCTCACCCGTGTACGTGAAGTTCTCCGTTTTCAGGCAGGCCAAGTTCGATGGAGTCCAGTCACTTATGGGGAAATTGACTGCCTGATTTAGCGCTGTGTCATTTACGTCCGGCGGATATAGCACTTCGAACCGGGCACCCGAGAAGGAATCAAGGACAAACTCGCGGATTGTCTTCGAGAACGTTCCAATCAATCCCGATAGGAAGGAGCATTCTTGTGCCAGCGGCCCGGGATTGGTATTCTGCCTCGTAATGACCGGCAAAGAGCGACCGTAAGTACTTTGGAAGGTCTCCGTGGTATAGGTATCGTAATATGGCAACCCCGTTTCCGTGACCACGCTTGCAGTTGGCCCCGGGAAATACCACCACTGCACTTCGCCAAACTGCAAGTATGGCGCTATGCCGGCCTCATCCATCAGGGTTGCCATATCGAGATACACCTGCTGCCAGAACGCTGTGCTCGCCGGTCCGAAATTTGTTTGCAGTGAGGGCGTGGTCAACCACACCGGATCCCCGTTCGGATACCTCTGAGCCATCCCAGTAGCTACATCATCTTCGCCGTGTTGCAGTTCCATGCTGAAGGCCGCAGTGGCATCGATCCCGTAACTCTTCAGCGCCTTGAAATAGGAAACGCTCCAGTCGCGCGCCGCGCGATTGATACGAGGGGTAGCTGCAAGGTCGGTTCGCCAGAAATTTTGGTTGGGGTCGGCGGACGTGCCATCCACTCCACCTGCGAGTGCCTCCGCGCTCGTCCGGGCCGTGAAGGGGCTTGAATTAGTTGCAGAGTTTTCGCTGCTGGCCGATATGGTGAAACCATTGCCGGCAGTACCCAAATTGCGTGCCGTTATCGTAAGCGTTGTCCCATTAGCATGAGCCCATACGCTATTCGACCCGGAGTTGATCAACAAAGCGAAACATGTTGCCACGCTTTCGGCGGTGTCGCCGATCAGGTTCACGTGATTTACAATTGTGCCAGCCAGATTAACACTTGTAACCTTGCCCCACTCTGGAACGCCTGAGAACGTGATCGTCGCTGACGCAAATTGCTGCCCGGGACGCCATAGTTCGTAGAACCAACGAGCGCCTGCATAGTGGTTCGCCCTGCCGCAGAAGCCGAGTTTCTGAATAAGCCAAGCAGTCCGTTCTGGGGCCAGTGCGATCGAATGTTCAGTGTCCCAGTCGGTTGCCAGGGTGGTCGCGGCTATGGCGGGAAAATCCGGCAACTCATTTGCGGGAACCGCAATCTCGAGGAAATCGAAATAGACAAACGTTCCCTCGACCCCATCGTGGGTGATCGTTAAGGTATGTTGTGCCCCTCCGGCTAATGTGCCTATGGGAATGCGTACCAGGACATCCTCACTCGGCAGCGCCAGACTGATGGGAATCGACGCACGACTGTCGATCTTGACGGAAATGTGTCCACCTGCCGTTAGGTAACGGGTTCCTAAATACAGCGTGTGGCTTACGCCCGCCGTGTACGAGCAACTTAGCGAACACCCGGGTGCGGTCGTCCAGTGAATCGATCCGCCGGAAAAGTTGCCATTGCCGGCATTCCATCGACTGTCCGAATAGACGATGTAGTTAGAGTCGTCCTCGAGCCGCCGGCTTCCCGGCCCGGCCACTTGGTACAGCAGATTGTTACCTGCCACCGCCCAATTCGTCACGACAACAGAAAACTCGCTGCGTTGAAAACTGGCGGCTTGTAAATCGGCGGCCCACGTCCACCGCATCTTCCGCACATTCGATGTCGGTACCGGTACGAGTACCGAACGATCCGGGTCTATATACCCCACCAGCTTGCTGAAGTCCAGATTCACTTCCCATTGTTGCGGCGAGGCTCCGCCGCTGAACAAGGCACAACTCGGCGACCACGTCTCAGTGGCCGCTCCGTGTACTGTCCCATACACTCCGATCCGGTTGGCGTTCGCTCCAAATCTCGCGTTGTATGCCAGGCTGATTTGCGTCCCGCTCGCTGATGCGGTAACCGTTCCGTCGCCAAATTCGTTGATTGCCCCAGCCAATGCAGCCGCGGCACTCTGTAGACTGTCGCTGCTAGTGAGGGGGTAGTTGAAGTGTTGATCAAGCCAGGCCAGTTCGATGTAGTCGCCGCCGGTGACCACTCCCTGAAGCTGAAACGTCACCGTGGCGGAGGTGAATGACCCGGCTACTGGCATTGCGTATTCCAGGGTTGAGTCGTTAAGAGGCACATCGTACAACTTCTCCATACCTGCGCTCTCCGCCCAGATCCGCAGGTACGGCCATTCCACGGTCGGATAAAGCGACGAGTCCATCGCGACGCAATTCGAGCGTACTTCCTGATAGCTGAGCTTCACTCCACTCAGATCTCCATCCGGTAAGTTACGCAGTGCCGGGTGTTCAAACACATTGTCGCGATTCCACTCCACAATCGCCCAGTCGGATGGATCCCTCCAACACCCTGAAACGGTGAAACCGCCCTGACTCGTACCGCTCAATGCTGCCACCGCTGACGGTTGCTTAAAGTAACACTGTAGGTCACGATCGGGCCGCAGCTTCTTAAGTTGCTCTCCCATTAAAGTCTGATGATCACCGTGAGGTTTGCTCCGGGTTGAGCTTGGCCCACTGACAACACTCCGACTGTCACCTGGGCCATCGCGGGGAGCGGTGGCAGGCCGCTACCCAGTATGCTGTTCGATGCAATAGTTCCGGGTGCGAAGGTCAGCGTACAATAGGGTGTGGCGTTCACACTTACCTGCAGCTGAACCTGCGCATCGGCTGCGGTTCCCAAGATCGCAAACACATCGCGCACTGAGTGCGCCGATTCCACCACGATGGCTGGGGCCACGCATTGTTCTACTGCAAGAAACCCGTCAACCTGGATAGAGTACTGCCCCCCGGAGAGAGTACGCAAACCGCTTTCGTCGTTGTGAGTCGTGCAGATGCCGGTCGTTGAGCTGTTCCCCTTCTGGTTTGTCACAAACAACTCGGCGCCGCCTACGCGGACGTCCGGCACCGAAATCGGATAACTCCAAGTCCCGCTATAGGGGCTGCCGAAAAAGCCAGGAGCAAATGGCACGATCGTGGTCTGGCATGCGAGGTGATAGACCGGTGTAGCGGCCTTATGCGATGCCGCCACGCTTCCATTCAGGCCCCGGTTAATGCTATATTGCATCCCGCCGTTAGTCACCGCCGACGCGCTAAGAAGCTCCCCGTCGATCTGCAGGATGCTTCCTGCCTGCGCCGTGCCTGCGCAGTTCAGGGTCAACGTCTGATCGCTAGGCCCGACATCGCTTGCCAGCACGGTGGATGGCGTTCCCAACAGCTCGTCCCAATAGTGAATCGTGAGTGTGCCCGACGAGATCGAAGCTGTATTCGTAAGATCCCCAAAGGACACTCCGCTCAATACCACCGTGCCGCCGCCGGTTCCCGGCCCTAGTCCGAACAGGGGTGCTGGCGGCACTTGTGTATCACATGTACCCGATCCCGCGATCGTCCACCGAGTCACCGTTGACACTTGCGACGCACACTCTAGGTCATTGACGTTTGCCGCCCGACCCGTTATCTGTACCACCTCGCCCGCTCGGTTTGGAATGGCAAACTGTACGGGGCTGCTTTGCGCGACGGCTCCGAAGTGCCAGGCTGCTTCGGCAACAGCGAAGAAACTCGACGCGTTCGGTTCCACGCCCCAAGGCAAAACGGTAAGCGTGGTTGCATCATTCGTCGCGATACTCCGTTCCTGCCCCGCGCCCCTACCCCTGGTGATTCGAACGGTCATACCCGCGTAACCGCCGACCGGCATCTGCAGAGTTCCATTACCGACAGTTGTCGGGGCGTGCGTCGTTGCGGCAATCTCCGCCTGGAGCTCCGACCGCCAGTAGAAATTAGCATGGTCAAAATTCGGATCAGCGGGCGGAACAAGTTCGGGAGCCGCGCCAGCGTCGTTAAAAGCGTCAGCAATCGCCTGACCGGAGGCAATTCGCAGCAACTGCGCTGGGGTGCTTCCGCGATACACATGAAACGCCGTGGATCCCGGCGCAAAGCTCAGACCGCTCAAAGTCACGGTGCTCCCGTCACTGGCAATTGCCGCTCTGACCAGAAACGATAGCCCGCCTTCCCGTCCGGCGCTGTCTTCCGAAGACACCGCGTAATACAGTGTCTGGTCACCCTTGATGGAGCCGCCTGGACTAATCGTCGGCGATAGATCCACGAGTGGAGTGCCCGGGCCGCCGCTCGTGCTCATCGTCGGTGGATTAAAGCTCACGATCACGCCCGCATCCATCGATCCATCGCTGTTTGCGGAGGCAGCTTCTACAATGCCGAATTGAATATCTCCGTTGCCGTCGACCACGCTTCCGAGCAGCGGCTTTGGCACCCCCACCACAGAGTTGTCTCGTATCGCAAGCCCGGCGGGCGAAGTCACTTGTCCATTCGTATCTGCGTACCAGGCATCGTCGTGAAGCTGGGCCGTGATGGCGGAAGTGCGGTAGTTCGTGGCGGGCGATATCTTCAGCACTCGAAAGGTTTGCCGTACAAACCCTTCCTTTAGGTAAGTTACTGTGATCAGGTCGCCCGGCGCGACGCCGAAGGCTCTTACGCTGGTCTGAAACTCGATGTACGTGTTCCCGCGGATGGACTTATCCAGATTGAATTTCAATACACGTGCCGCCTGGTCGTAATGGGGGAGCCCTAGCGCCATCAATGTCGAGGATGTCAGTTGTCCGGTAAGTGCCACATCGTCAGGGTCGACCATTTCGTAGCTGTCTTGCTGATACCCGTTGAGTGCGTCCTGAAACTCCACCGACATACAATTCGGTGTATCCGCGATGTTTCGTGAGGTCAGCACAACGCTAGCTGCCCCGTTTGCTTTCCTCAACATTCCGGAAAAGCCGTTGCTGCCGTCCCCGAATTCGTAACTTGGCCACCCGCCATTCAGCGGCTCTGTGCTGTTCGACCACAGCTGCGGGCTCGATCTTTCCAAGGCGATTGTGTTTTCGACCTTCACCTGCAACGTTCCGGCTGGTCCGTAAGTCAAATACATGCGCGCGCAGTTGCGAACGCCACGGACTACGTCACCCGCGCTACGCCGAGTCTGAAGTAGCAGGTTACACTGAAACCGCGGGAGCGTGAGCTGGTTCCCGTTCGGATCGGTTGTCGTGATGGCTTCGTCGCAATATGCCGCAGCCGTTACGAAACTGGTAATGTCGATCTCCGCTGCCAGCCATCCGCTCCTCCGTAACACGTCCAGTAGAATCCACGCGGGGTTGTTTGAGAACTGATCGCCTAGGTAAGCCCCGTCCGCTGCGTAGACAGGGAGTTTCAACCCCTGTACTAACACCTTGACACTAGGAAGCGAGTTTCCGTTGTTCAGTTGATTCGGGACTACCACGGACAGGTACGCCATGCTGCCGTAGGGATCGCCGGCCGGCGCGCCGGTGCTGTCGGTAAAATTAGGATCCGGGCTGCCATCTCTCGTCCCCGTCGTCTCGACGTTGTACCAGCCAGTGCCTGTCATGTTGGTGCCGCTCACCCCCAGGGGGACTTCTACACCGTTCACCAGCACCGTGAGCACGCCCTGGATCTCACCGACCCCCAGCAGCACCTCCATCCTCGTCAGGTTGCCGTCGTTACGCGCAAACACCACAGTCGGCGATTGCCAGACCGTGCCGTAAATCATCGGGACATAGTCGTTATACCGCGCTTGATTTACCGAGAGGGCCGATGTGGACCAGTTCTTTCCGTATCCGCGGACGGAAATCGCCGCGGGAACGAACTCCAATCCGCCGAAGCGGGCAAACATCCCGCGCGCTTGGCAATCGGTACGCGTATAGCCGCAGGAAGTAAACGGATCTGCACCGTTCAGGTTTCCCGTCCCACCCGCGATTCCGGCCGAATAGCCGCATCGGTAATACCTGGAGTACTTGCCATTGATTCCGCCGTCGACCGCTTCCGTTCGTTGCTCCGCCGTAGCTGGGAACTGCCACGGGCAACGGCGCTCGATTCGCACTTGCGGCAGAAACAACCTCTGTAGGCCCATTCGATTGATGGCCGTCAATCTGAAAGTGGATTCGTCGCTCCGATCCGGCGGATTGCAGATTCCCTTGAAGACCACCGTAGTTTCCGTCAGGGGAGCCTTGTTCCGCAAGTCGTAAAAGAGCACGCCCACGGTAAGTTGCGCACCCTTCCAGCCAACAGCCCGCTCCAGTTCCGAAAAGTGCGAATCGGCGTTGGCCAGGAGGATAGAGATTTGCGGACTGCCGTCGATGCCCTGGTCTGAGGCCGTCTGCACATCGAAGGCGCTATGCTGGATCACTCGCGCGGCGTACGTGTCCCCGCCCGCCGTGATCCTGTGCGTGCACCAGTGCTCCTCCTGCCCGTTTGACAGCACGCAGTCGAACACCATCAACGGTGTGTCGGTGACCGCCTGTTCTTTCAGATCAGAGATGGCTTGCATGGATGATGTTTACCGCTGCGGAATGGTGGTTCAAGTCGGTCGTCGTAAAAGACAGCGTGTCATCGCGCAACCGGGCGTCCTCATAACAACCTCCGCTCGTGGCTACCTTGTAGATTGAGGGACTGGCTTGCGGCTCCACCTGCATTCCGTATATGTCGATGGCCGCGCCGGCGCCTATCTCCACGCCGAAAGTTACTTGCGAATCCTGTTCCGTCGTGCCGCAACAAGCCAGCCTCTGCCAGGTCGGACTGAGGTTCTTATCGTAACGGCTATTCCCGAGCAGCAGCGTCAGCGTCGTGGGGTTAGGCGATTTTGCATAAACGCTAAGGCAGTACAGGTAGCCTCCAGGCGCCCCTGGCGTCTGCGACAGGTCCTGGGCCGCCGCACCTGCATTCACCACGTGCCACGCCTCGCTTCCGCCCGCCGGGTCGGCGTTCCCTCCGGCGCTCGAAAGGTACGGCCCTGCCTCCCACACCGCCTTGCTGAAATCGTTGCTCTGTGCCAGTAGGTTCGCCGTCGGATCGACGAATGTAAAACTGTTGAGCGTGCCTTCGGCAGCCGCGTAAAACTGGAGCAATGCCGCCAGTTCCGCGTCGCTCAACCCGGTGTACTGCAGTTGCCACTCCACCGTTTCCGCTCCCGGGTCAGCTAACTTCACGACTGTGCCGTCCGCCGCCGTGTTGACCAGTGTTCGTAGCCGGTGGCGTCGCAAGACCGGAAACTGGCTTAAAGCGCCGGTCGCAAGTTGTGGATACACGAGCATGGTTAACTCCGATTCTCAATAACGGTCAGAGACGTTTTCCCGCGCATCTCCGCCAGGGAGCTCACAATCAACTCGTCACTGGCCAGGCTGCAGTTGGTATACAGCGTTCCGTCCCACGGGTCCGTGAACTGAAAACTCCCCAGGCGCCCCTGGTTGTCCTGGAAGAACTCTTCGAACGCTGCCACTTCGCTCTCGTCCAACTGGTTCAGTTGGATTACCCACGTGTGCAAAGGGCCGGCCGCATCGCGATACCGTTGCTCGCTGCCATCCAGAAATCGCACAGTCTGGTTCTGGAACACCAGCGCTTTCGTGGCCGGATACTGCGCCACGGCGTTAGTTTTGAGTTTGGGAAAAGTTGCCATATTATAGGTCGTTGACCACATCGTTGATTGCGCTTAGGTTCAGCATCGCCGAACGCACCGCTTGTGCGATGTCGCTGCTGCGATCCATGAACGATTGCGCGTCCATAGCCTGTACCGTCACGTTAATTTGCGGACCCGTCGCTGCGCCGCTCCCGCTTCCACTCGCCGCCGTGGAAGGCGCACCAGGCGAAGCAATGCCGGCAGGAGTGCCGCTGAACTCCCGAGGCAGGCCGGTCTGGTCGTAATCCGCGACACTGATGCCGCCTGCATCTGCTCCCTCGTATTGAATCTTGTCGGGCATCGCGTACTTCACTAGTGGAGGTGGCGTGCTCGAGCCCCCGCCCGTGAACAACCCGATCAGGCCCGCCACGAGCGGTACAATCCCCAGCCCGCTCTCCAGTATCGTCGCCGCAATCGACAGGGCATCCGTACCGCCGTCGCCGCTTGTACTGCTCGACCCGGAAGAACTGACGCTGCGCGCTGCAGCTGGCCCTGACGGGTTACCGTTCTCCGGCGACGCCACATTTCCCGCCGGCGCCAGCACCTCGCTGGCGTTAGCCAGCGAGTCCAGGTGCTGCATCAACCCGCCGGCCGCCTCGCTGAAGCTCTCAAGTAGCGTGTCTTGCGTTGTGCCGGCCATCGTTCATCTCCGCTGTTAGTTCCTTTTCCAAAATCACGAATGCCTCTACTTGGCGGGCACTCCACCTTTCGACATCGAACCCCCGCAGCCTTCTCCGGACGAAGAACTCTTCCACCAGCGATTGACTTTCGGCGGTGATATACGACCTGGGGCAGGTGTCGAGCGACACGCCGTTACGGGCCCACACCGGCCTCTCGGGCGCCTTCGCATCCGCCGGAAGCCATCCGCAGCGTCGCTTTCTTTCCAGGCCGGATTTCCGGCAGACGTCGCACTTCCAACCGGCCTGGTTGGAGAATTCAAAGTGGAAGGCGACAATCAGTTTTTTCGTTCTGCCGTGCTCAATCCTGTCTGCGCGCGAACCGCCGCTACCGCTTCCCGGAATAACTCCTCCGGACCAGCTTCTGCCAGCGACTCCGGCGTGGCCGCCACTCCATCCAATTCCAGCCCTGAAACCGCCAGCAGACCCCATTCCAAGTAAAGACGATCGATCTCCACCCGCAGCAACGCCGCGTCCATCTTCTGTCCGTGGCCCTCTCCCGCCTCGAGAAATTCCAGCTTTCGGGCCAGTTCCCGTACTTGCCGCATCAGCTCCGTCCGCCTGCCGAAGGACATCTTTGCCACCGTGAACTCTACGCCCTTGGCTACTTGCGACTCTACAACCGCCGTACTCTCATAAATCATGGCTCAGTCCTCAGTACCGCCACGCTAGGCGAATGCCACCGCGATTTCATCGTCCACCGTTCCCTGTGCCCTGGAAGAACGAAACTTCCACTGCAGCCGGTTCTTGCTGTCGTCGAATTCCGGCAGCACAGGGACCACACTCTTCAAGTACACCCCCGTCAACTGCCCTTGCACTTCGCCCAACTGGAACATCACGCTGATCGGCGATTGCTGCCTCGCCGCCTGGTACAGTGCCTGGGTGTTGGCGTCGTCCTGGCTGAAAAGCTCGAATGCCGCTGTAACCGTCCGCTCCCCCGGGGCAATCGCCCTGGGAATGCTGGATCCGAATTCCCTCGACCGCGTATCCAACCCGTTCTTCAGCACGACTGAGGCAGAAGTAATGGTGAAGAACTGTGCCGCGGAGGTCCCCAACCATGCTTGGCCCAGATTGCCCGGCACGATCGTGTAGTCGAAACCGCCTGCCGCCGGCTCCACCGGAAAACTCTGCAGTTGCGCTGCACCGGCGGCGCTGCTGTCGAAGCTCACGCTGTCCACCACGTCTTGCGCCTGTCCGCTGAATCGAAACTCGTGGTAGTCGCCGTTCAGGTCGATCTCCATTTCGTCTACCGCCGCCCCGCTCAGCAGCCGCTGCACCGCAGTAGCCGGGCTCCAGTAATCGTATATCCCCACGCTCGGCAGTTCCGCTGCGGGCGAATATGTGAGAGCGGCCCCCACTGCCCCGCCTGCCGCCGGCAGCACCGTGAACGGGACATTGAGCTGCACCGTGTTCGCGTCCACTATCGCCGCTACGAAGCGTATCTCTCCTCCGCTGCTCACCGCTTGTCCCGTGCGGAGCCCGTGCGGCGCTGCAAATGCCAGCCGGCCGTTGCCGCTGGTAGATGCCGCTGTCCCGCCGGCGAAGTACGCCGGTGAAGCTCCCAATGCCGCCTGAAACAGCGGACCATAACTGGGGTTGCTTGTCCCTTGCTGCCAGTTCGTCAGGAAGGTTCGCAACTCGAAACTTGTCTGCCGTCTCCCTCCCGTCGGCATGCCTGCGAACGTCCTGCTTCCCGTCTTGTCTTTCCGCTGCGTGACCTCCAGCTGCTGGCGGACGGTCAGCTTTACTGCCGGGATCCGGTTCGCTGCCGTGATCGGGGGAACCTGCCCATACGCGCTTTCCAGCGCCGTGTAGAACCGGTTCGCGTTTGAGGAAATATATGAGGCCATATTAGCTTCTGCTCACTCCAATCTCGAAGGTGATCTTCGCCACCTGCATGAAATTCTTTCCGCCGTGTTTCACCGCTCCGAACACTGCCTGGTACTCGCCGCCATAGAACATGCCGTTACCCCAATCGCCGCGGGAGGCGTTCAGCACTTGCATCACCGCATCCGCATAGTTCTCCAGGCCATCCTGTAGGCCTTCCAGGCGGTCTTGCGAATGGCGCACCTCCACCGTCGCCTGTGCATTGCCTGAGAACGTTCGGAACTTCTCCGCCAGGTTGTTGACGATCTTCTCGCAGTAGACGTTGACCGCCGGGTATTGCATCGCGTTGCTTTGATCGGCGATATCCGGTGCGACGTTCTGCGCTCGCACCTGCGACGCGCCCAGCCAATCGATTCGTTGCCCCCCGACCTGTATCAATCCGGCCAGGTAATAATTGACTCCCTTGGGGCCCGCGATAAGCTGTATCAATTGGCCCGTGATCAGGCTCCCGATTGTGCTCGTCATTAGCCCCTCAGAATCATCCTCGGAATAGCCATGAAGTAGTTTGGCGATTGTCCCCAGCCCGCAGCCGTTCCTCCGGTTGTGACCGCATCAGGCTGCAGCCATGTCTGTGAGGCCGCAATCGGCGATGCGTTTTGCCGCGATAGCGCTCCAGGGTCGGTTCCTACATAAACGTTCCACCCTGCGGCTCCCGTCGGCGAGGTTATTGGTTGCACCAGTAGCGTGCTTTCCGCTGTTGTAATCGACGTCGCCTCGGACGGTGTGCCTTCTTCGCCTTGGCTATTCGTCCACGTCATCGCCGCGTAATAAGTTCCGTCCGGCACGTTACCTTCCGAAGCTGTTACCTGCGGCGCTCCTGCTCTTGCAATTGGGGACCAAGTGATCCCAAGCCCCAACAGCAATAGTTTGTCGTACGCCCAGCTCGCTCGCTGGTGGAACTGGTCGCGCTTCGCCGCGTACCGGTCGTTCAACTGGCTCGCGAACGCGTCTCCGTAGACCAGTTCCAGAGTGCGGAACGTGTGCCATAGCTTCAGCTCCGGCGTCACCACCACGTTGGCGATCTTGGGCTGGGCCCGCAGCCAGAATGCCTGCTCGGCGCGGCTCGTCCCGTTCAGCAGCGCCCTCAGTTCTACCGCCAGTTCCTCTTGCGCCACCAACAGCTTCTGCGTCACGTCGATGCGCTCGACGTTCGCCACGTTCGGTAGCTGCGTGTCCTGCGCCGTTAGATCTTCCATGCCCGACATGGGGCCGTCCGTGAACAGAGCCATAATGCTTCACTTACTCCTTCGCGGATTTGGCGCCGCTCTTCAGCTTCCTCATATCGTCCGCTAGCTTCTTTAAGTCGTCTGACGACACCATCGTGACTTCCACCTTCGCCGCCGCCGCCGCTTCCTGTGCCGCCTGCAGGGCCGCTGCTTGCTCCTGCTGAAACGCCGCCGTTTGTTCGGCCGTTGCCAGGTCCGCCGCCCCTTCCACCATCATCTTGGCAGCCAGGTGCCGCGTGACTTCTATCAGCACGCCGCCCTTACCCCCGTCGTCCGTTTCCTTGCTGACTAAAACCGCGAACGGAGCCGGAATCGTTCCTTCCGTGTCGCGAATCTTCTGGTAATACGTTCTCAAGTCCATTTGATCCTCCCTTGACATCCGAGGCGAGGCCTCCTGTATAGGCGCCCCGCCCCGTGCCCGTAGATGGCCGGCCCGAGCTTACTCGACTAAGTGTTCACCTGAACGCCCGACGTGTTCCGCAGAATGCCGCAGCCGTACAGAATGTCGACTGTGAATTGCTGCGCCAGCGTGTCCGGGTGATAGCTCATCACCACGCGCATCCCGAAGTTACCCAGTTCGGCGTACTCCGCGATCGCACCGGTCCCCGGCAAGGGCTGCGGCAGCCGCCGGATTACCAGGCCCATCGCGTCCTTGGCAAAGGCCAGATTGTGAGTCGTTACCGGGTTGCTCCCGGTCTTCGGCACGAATTGCGACCGGAACACGAAGAAGTCCTTGACCTTCCCGATCGTGCCGTCCACCAGCGCGTGCAGTCCCGCGTCCCCCGCGGTCTGAAATTCGCTGAACCGCGGAATCTGCCGCCATGCCGAATAAGTCGCCGCGTCCACCACCATGAACTTTTGCGCGGTCTGCGGGAGCTTCGACAGGAACAGAGCCGTCTCCGCCGCGTCGATCACGCTCTCTGTGATCGTTGTCCCCGGCGTACCCACCGGAGTATTAGCCGTGAAGCCGGCGTACAGGTTGAGCAGGTCCGTCTCCACCTTCTGTGCGATCGCCGCCACTGCCGGCTGCATGTAAATCTTCAACAAGTCCGGCACCGCCAGCACCTTCGTTACATCCGGAATCTGGAAGGTCGCTTCCGCGTGCGTGTTCAGCACGATCTGGGCAGTCCCCAGGTTCGGATTCTGCGTCTGCACCGTTCCGCCCTCGAGGATGTTGTTCGCCACCATCACAGGGGGAATCGGCACGTTGATCGTGTCGCCGGCCTTCGCCAGAGCCGGCTCGTAGTCGCGATCCACCAGGTTCCCCATCACGAGGTTCCCCACCAGCACCGGCAATGCGTCCGCCGCCACCAGCTTCACAATCGCGTTGGCGACATTAGCTGAAGTAATTGCTGCCATTTGTTCTCCTTCTTTCTTTCTTCTTGCCGGCCACTGCGACTCGCATCGCTCGTCTAGCCGGTACTTCTCTACAGCCCCCGCAGGGTCTGCGACGCGACGCGCACGATTTCCTCTCGTACCCGCTGCATTTCCTCCGCGCTCATCCCCGGGCGAATCTGTTCGATGCTCACCGTGCCCCTGCCCGCGCCCGGGGCCTTGAGGGTCGCCGTCATCCCGGTTCCCCCCGCGATACGAGCCGGCAGAAACTCCGGGTTCTCGTTGACAAAACTCGTCAAGAACTCCTTGACCGGCACCTCGCCGCTATCACCGCGAGCCACCAGCCTGCCATCTTCGGTGCGCACAATTCCGTCTTGCACCGCCTTGAACGCCAGGTCGATCTTGGCCACACCCAGGCGTTGCAGCTCCGCCCTCACCGCCGAGCCCCGTTCCGCCTCCTCTGCGGCTTTGCGGCTGCGCTGGTTTTCAGCCACTAATTCGTTCATCCTGCGCTCCAGATGTTCCCTGCGCTTCCGCTCCTCCACTAGCTCTGCTTTGTACGCGGGTTCACTCTTCGCCTTCTCACTGCTCGCAAACTCCTGGACCGCCTGCCTCACGATCGCTTGAATGTCGATTCCTTCCATAAGTCCCCTTCAGAATCCTTAGTTTCCGCTCTCGATTTCCTCGGCTACCTTGTTCTTCACGTCCTGCCCGGCATCGCTCAGGTACTTGAGCGCCAGCCTCTTGAAGACTTCTTTCTTTAATGTCTTCGACTCGATCCCGAGGCTTAGTAATTTCTGGGCGTCGTCCAACTCGGTGCCGAGGTCATTTATGTCGAATTCGTCCATACCGCTAACATCGACCGTGACCCCATCCTGCCGCGCCGCCGCGATGGCCCAGAGAGTCTGTTTCATCGCTTCCTTTACTCTGTCGCCGTAAGCCCGTAGTACTTCCTCTGTCGTTGCGAAGTCCAACTGCTTGCTCACCGCCGACTGGTGTGATCCCGTGCCGGACTCTCCCGCCTGGATCATCAAATAACACACCCGGTAGATCTCGTCTCGCAGGTTCATCAGGTTGTCTGCCGCGATCTGGTAAACCTTGCCCTCCGGCTCCGTCCACCCGAATCTGTCGTCCTTGCCCAGTTGGATGTAGTACGACTCGCCGACCACCTGCCTCCACTCCCGGTCCGAGTACACTACCGGCGAAGCGAACAGACCCATCGTTAGCGCCCACGACAGCGCATTCGACTTGTTGAAGTGCTCCAATTGCAGCGATGCCGACTTGTTCATCAGCCACAACCCCTCCGAGACCTTCATCTCGAATACCGGCACCCGCCTCAGCGACGCCAAACCGTGGCGCCCCTCATCGATCAGTTCGGTCGCGCTCCCCTCCCCCACCTTTCTGTAAATCCGGTAATTCTCACGGTCGTAATAAATCCACCGCGTTTCTTTCTCCCACTTAGCGTCCGTCACCTTCGACTGGCGCAGGCAGGAGGTCCGCAGCACTACCCATTCCAGCCCTCCCAGCCGGTCGTGGCTCCAGTTGATGACTTCGTCCGCGCCGTAGTCCACCAGGTAGGCCCGCGACCGGCCGCACGCATCTTCTTCCGCCCGCGATCGTGCTTCGCCGTCGGCCTTCGGAAAATCCACCACGATGTAGCTGCTTCCGCAAACCAGCGCCTGCACGAACCTCTCGCGGAAGAACTCCGTCAGGCTGCTGCCCTTCAGGTCGCAGTCGTCCGAGAACAAGCTGTAAAACTCCTTCGCCGCTGCATCGCTGCCTCCGAACAGAAGCGCCGGGGCGCACCGCATCAGCGTCGCCGCATACCAGTCGATAATCGATCCGACATAGTTCTCGTAGAACACCCGCTCGAGCCGTTCCATGTATATCTCGCCCGGCTCCTTGTGCCGCCGGACCAGGTATAAGGAGGCGTTCGTGCGTAGCTGCTCGCCGCCCGCGTACAGATCTTCGTACTGCTTCCAGACCGCCTTGCGAGCGGCGTACTCGGGATGTTCTCTGTTGATGGCTTCCATGACTATCTTAAAATCCTCCGCGACTGCTCCCCGATCGGCGGCAACGGCCGGCACTCCTGCCAGATCAGGTACCCCAGGGCATCCGATAAGTGGGTTCGCAGCCGGTCCCGGTCCTTATCGATCTGCCCGGTGTCGCCCTTGAAACAGACCTGCTCAAAATCCTGGACCAGCTCTTTGCATCTCCTGTCCACTAACAGCCCAATATCGCCCCGGGCGCTCCGCAGCCTGGTGTTCATCAGGTTAATGCGCTCCCGCACGCTCGGATTCGCTTTCGGTACCTTGAACTCAACCTTCATCGACGAGTAAACCGTCAGATGCTCCTTGACCATCTCGTAGTCCGACATGCCCCCCGTCTGTTGCGCGCTTCCCGAAGCGTCCCCGAATATCACTACGCCCGGTTCGTGCCTCGGAAAACGATCCAGAAATGCCTGGCTCGCCTGTCGTGTGGTGCCGTGCCGGATCACGATTTCGTCCAGCACCAGCACCCGCCCATTGGCGATTTGCGCGATTACCGAGCTCATCGGGTCCACGTTGAAATCTAACGCCCACAGGATCGGTCTCAACGGATCCACTTTCAGGTCTGTCACGTGCTCGCCTTGCTCAAACGCGCTGTACACCCGGCTCCCGTCCAGGTTGAGATATGACCCGAGCACTTCCTGCGCGTAAAACTTCTCGTCGTAGCTTTCTCTCAACCGGATGTAAAACTCCGGGTCCCTCCCCAGCAGGTGCCGGTTTTCGCTCGGCTTCGCGTAAATCGTTCGATAAGTCTCCGATGGTTTCGCCACGAACTTGCGATACACCCAGTCGTAACCTTTGGGCGTCCACGCCGCAAATCCACAAAGCCGGTGCGCTTTCGGATCCCGTAGCCGGCCTTCCAACCGGAGCCACGCCTCTTCCTGCGTATATGTCAACTCGTCCAACCCGAACCATGCCAGGTTCGTGCCCCGCAGCCTCTCGAAATCGTCTACCGGCCGGAACAGGATTCGCGACTTCGTGTCGCTCATCACCAGCGCGTTCTCAGCCTTGTTATAGTCGTACGGAAGCTTGTTCGCTCCTAGAATTTCGAATAGCGTTGCCTGCGTCGCATCCCGCAGCATTGGATAAGTCGGAGCGCCAAGTAGGCCCGTGCGGCCGGGATTCAGGTAAGTCAGCCGGATCGTCTCCTGGCAGAGCGCCTGGCTCTTACCGCTGCCGATTGGCCCTGAATACCCTTTGTATCGTGCCGTACAATCGTGAAACGCCTTTTGTGAGTCCAGTGGATCGTAGATTATTTCGCGGATTCTAACGTCGCAGTCGGCACGACCCATGTGACCTTAATCTCCTTGGGATCGTCTTCCTCCCCCATCTCGCGCTCGAGTTGCAGTAACTTGACGTATTCCGCTACCGTCGGTTCGTATTCCTGCTGCTTGATCTTGACTTCGAACTGCTCTATCGTCCTCTCCAATAATTCGTGAACCCGGATCTTCTCGCTCACGCGCACCCAATTTCTACATTGCCTGCACGTCTTGGGAGCCTTCCCTTTTGACTCACCCTTTTTGGTCATCCGTGCTCCTCAAAATGAAAACGGCTCCGCGTTTTCTGCCGAGCCGTTCAAACCTTCTCTCTGCCCCGAGAGTATCATTCGCCTTCTGATACTTTCCGGCAGGTGCTCTTCTAAGCGCCAGAAAAGACGATAAATATAGTTGTTATTGGTTCGTGAACAGGAATTTCCCGCCGGAACGCTTCACTGTAACCAGCCTGCTGCCGGCTAACTGTGCTATCCGCGAGGATTGCGCGCCGTCGGCTACCAGGTAGTACCGCTCGCGCCGCGCCCAGAGCTTCTGGAAATCGCCGTCGTCGATAAAAACATCTTGTGGCGCGTCCGGTGCATAAGAACCGTAAACCAGGTTATTCACTCGCCCGTTCAGCAGCAGCGCCCGCCGGTTCGTGTAGAAGAACACCGAGGAAAAGCTGTAATACTGGTCGTCTACGATCAGCCTGCCCGGCGGTGCGTCGAGCAGCGCCTGTGCGAGCGGCCGCGACGACAGATAGGGGTCGAAGACTACCAGCGCCAGGCGCGCCGCGTGGAAAAACAGAATCATCATCACCGTCAGCGCCGCCAACGGCACCGGCCTGCCCTCGCTCTGCCGGTGTCTCCACGCTCCCGTCGCGCCGATCAGGAATGCCACCCCCGCCACCGCCAAGGGCGCTTTCAGGTACGCAAAAGCGCGCAACGTCAGGTCCGTCATGTGCGCCAGCGACAGCGTATACACGTCCGGAGATTGACTGTTCAGCGCCGCCGAAATATCGCCCGGCGCCCCCATCCCTCTCACCAGCCACAGTATCGCCGCGATTGTCGCCGCCGCCAGCGTCGCCGCCGCCGCCACCGTCTTGGTCCCATACCGCAGCCAGATATCCCCGCTTGCGATCGCAGACCCCAGCAGCAGCGCCAGCGCCGGATAACACGGCATCGAATAATATTCCTGCGTCGTCGAAAATGTGAAGAAGACCAGGATGAATCCAACCCAGCACAAAGCCAGCAGCCGTACTCGCGACGCCCGATCCGGTCTTCGGTAGTCCAGCTTACACACCGCCGGAAGATACACGCTCCACGGAAACAGCCACAGCAGGTGGAACAGCCAGAAGTACAGCCGCGGCACCGTGTTGTAATCCCGCGGGTACCGCAAGTTCAGAAATCGCAGTATGTGCTCGTTGATGAAGTAGAACCAGAAGAATCCGTGGTACGATCCCCGCTCGCTGTGCATCGTGAAGTCGAATATCGGCGGATTCCGCAGCGTTGCCAGCACGTGCCACGGTGCCGCAATCGCCAGAAATACCAGCACCCCCGAAAATGGTCTCAACTTCCGCCACGTCGCGTGAAGCCGAAGCTGTCGTGTCAACCCCAGGTACAACAGCCCCGCCGCAACCGGAAAGACCGCCGCGATCAGCCCCTTCAGCAGCAGCCCCGTGCCCATCGCCGCCCACATCACGATGGCCCACCGCCCCGCGCGCGTTTCCCTCTCGTCCAGCGCCCGCAGCAGGCTCCACATCGCCAGTGTGATCGTCAGCGTCAGCGTCGCATCCGGAATCAGGATGCGCGTGAACAGGAACAGCCCCACCGTCGTGGCCAGCACCAGCCCGCACATAGTCCCCGCGCGCCGTCCGAATGCCCACGCGCCGAATTGTGCCGTCACCCAGCACAGCAGCGCCGCCGCCAGCGCAATCGGAATCCGCGCCGCCCAGTCGTGCGGGCCGAAGACCAGGAACGACACCGCGATCATCCAGTATTTGAGCGGGGATTTTTCCAGGTACGCGATGCCGTCCAGCCGCGCCGTCACCCAGTCGCCCGATTGCAGCATGTTGCGCGCAATCTGCCCCTGGACCGCATCTACGTCATCCATGAGCGACGGCGGGCTTACCGCGCAGCCCAGAAAGACTGCCGCTGCCACCAGTGCGACGATTACTTGATAGCCAGCACGCGCACCGGAGCCCTGCGATCCGCTTCCTTCTGAGATGCGACCTCCACTTTCCACCTTTTCATCCACAGGAAAAGCGTCAGCAGGCCCCATAAGTGATACCCGGCGTTGATACGCCGT